CAGATATCGAAGGCGTGCAACTGCTCAGAGGCGTCAGCGTCGGCGCGGCTACGTGACTTTCGAAAGCTGAAGTTTAAACTCAAGTATCCTGTCGCTGGTGTTGAGCGACAGCGGGTGGAGAAGGGGCTCTTTGTTTATCGTGTTGTGATTGAGCAGCGGCAGGCGAGGTTGTTTTGAAAGGGGGTGATGCGTAGATGGAATATTGTCCTTATTGTGGTGGTTCACACAAAAAAACGACAGCGGGCTGTCCGAGGCCGAGAATATGACAAAGCGCGTCCCGTGGGTGTCTTAACAACGGAAAGCAGTTGGTAGTGCCCACACTCTCCGGCCCACGGGGCGCGCATTTTTAGGAGCGAGGAACGATGGAAGAACACGGAGCGAAAGTAGGTGACAAAGGAAAAATCGTTGTAGAGCGAGACCCTAAAGATCCACATTCAATACGAGTGAACTTTCCAATTGAATGACAACCACCACCGAACAAGTCAACCTCGCCCGCCTTGAGCTTGAGTACCGTCGTGCCGAGCAATCCCTCGTTCACTTCGTCCGGGCTGCCTGGCCGCACCTCGAGCCGGGAACTGAGTATATCCACAACTGGCATATCGACTCAATTTGCGATCACCTCGAGGCAGCCACGCGCAAGGAGATTCCACGCCTGATCATCAATGTTCCGCCCGGTTCAATGAAGTCCACGATCGTCTCTGTCTGCTGGCCGTGCTGGCTGTGGATTCGGAATCCATCTGAACGCATTCTGTCAGGGAGCCACAACTACAAAGGCCCGGGAGCGCGTGATGTTCGGCGTGCCCGGAAGCTCATGAAATCAGATTGGTTTCAGGCCAGGTGGGGCGACAGATTCAAATTCGCCGGAGACCAGGATGAAAAGACGAGGTACGAGAATAGCAAAACGGGCTATCGCATCTCCTTTTCAGCGAAGAGTGGCTCAACTGGAGAGCGTGGGTCGGTAATCATCTTTGACGATCCTCACGACGCGGCAAAGGCGATGTTTTCTCAGGCCGATCGTGAAACCGTGATCAACGTCTACGACCAAACTCTCTCGACACGGCTCAACAAGGGCGGGGTTATTGTCATCATCATGCAACGGCTCCATGAGGTGGACCTCTGTGGCCACGTGGTTAAAGATGAGCACTGGGAAGTTTTACGATTTCCGATGGAGTTTGAAGCGTCGGAGCCTTGCGAGACGATTCTGGGCCTCCAGGACCCGCGCACGGAACCCGATGAGCTACTTTGGCCAGAGCAGTTGTCGTCTAAAGAGCTGGCCGTTTTAAAGCGTCGCCTCCGGCCCCATGGGACCGCCTCACAGCTCCAGCAAAGACCGGCACCCCTCAAGGGCGGGATTATTGACATCGACTGGTTTCGGCAGTTCGTGGCGCCGCCCGACGCGACGCAGTGCCTTGAAGTCTGTCAGTTTTGGGACACGGCGCAGAAAGCCAACGAGCTGCTCAACGCTCCGTGGGTGTGCGGCACGTGGGCAAGGACGGAGACGGGCTTTTACCTCCTCGACGTGTACCGCGAATGGATGAACTACCCCACTGGAAAGCGGATGGCTATCTCCTTGGCAGAGAAGTGGAATCCTTCGGCCGTCGTGATCGAGGACAAGTCCACAGGCTCCTCATTGATCCAGGAAATGCAACGAGACACAACACTCCCGGTCGTTCCCTTTGAGCCCGAGGGCGACAAGGTAACCCGTCTCTCAACAGAATCGCCCACGATCGAAGCCGGCAGCGTTTACCTTCCGCAGTCGGCTGGCTGGCTCCCGGACTTCCTTCGTGAGCTCGCCACCTTCCCGGCCAGTGACACCATGGATCAGGCCGACATGCTCTCGATGGCGCTCAAATGGTTCCGGACCCGGGGCGGGCAGGGCGGAATTCGGTATCTGTAGCCGGTATTACTGCTTATTACTGCCTCATTACCGAGAAATATTTCCCACCTAACATCAACCTAATACCCGCCTTGCGTAAAGTGTCTTGTTTATCAAACACTTTTTCCTTGTGCAGCGTCCGATAATCCGAAATAATCCTTGCCAGTGTGCGACATCTGCCCAATTTGGCGGTTGGGGGTTTCGCCTTTGTTCGGCTGGCTGCAAAACATCTTCGGTCACAAGGCATCCGCCGTGGCCCACCTCATCTCATTCGGTCACGTGGGGCAACCCACCTGGTCAGACCGGAACTACGCCAACTTCGCGAAAGAGGGCTACAAGGAAAACGACGTAACGTACTTCTGTGTCAACGAGATAGCGAAGGCCGTGGCGTCGGTTCCGTGGAAGCTCTACCGCGGCAAGCCTGGACAGACGAAGCAGGAGATCACATCTCACCCGATCCTCGACCTGATCGAGCGCCCGAACTCCGAGAACGGAAAGTCCTCGTTTTTTCAGTGGGTTACATCGTTCCTCATTATTGCGGGAAATTGCTACATACACGGACGCGGGCCAGATGGCGGCGATAGGGCCGGGGAATTCGATAAAATGGACACCCTGAGGCCGGATCGAATGGTCATCATTCCTGGCGAGAAGGGTGTAGCCGCGTACAGATACGAGGTAAATGGGCAGCATAAAGATTTTCCCGTTGATCCAAAAACGGAACAATCCGACATCCTCCACATCAAGCTATTCAACCCGCTCAACGACTGGTACGGCATGAGCCCGATCGAGGCCGCCGCCTACGGAATCGACATCTACAACGAGGGGAACAAGTGGAACAAGGGGCTGCTTGAGAACTCTGCCCGCGTGGGTGGGAAGCTCAAGCATCCCTCGACGATGGGTGATGTGCAGTACAACCGGCTCAAGGAGCAGATCGACACAAAGCGCAAGGGCGGCAAGAACGCCGGCCGGCCCATCATCCTTGAAGATGGGATCGAGTGGGTGAACGACACCTTCTCCCCCAAGGACATGGAATTCAACCAAGGTGAGCAGTCGGCCGCTCGTAAAATCTGCCGCGCTACAGGCGTCCCGGCCCAGATGGCGGGCATTCCTGGCGAAAACAAATACGCGAACATGGCCGAAGCTCACCTTCATTTCTGGCTGAACACGGTGTTCTCGTACCTCGGGTTGATCCGAACCGAGTACAACAACTGGCTCACGCCGCGCTACACCGCCAAGAAGCGCCAGGGCGGGGAAAGCATCTACCTCGACTACGACATCAGTGACGTTCCCGCTCTGGCGCTCCGTCGCGATAAGAACTGGGAGCGGGCGAACACCTCAAGCCATCTCACGATCAACGAGAAACGGGCGCTCACCGGTCAGAAGCCGATCGACGGCGGTGACACGATCCTCGTCCCGGCCACGATGATTCCGCTCGATCTCGCCGTGTCCGGTGACTTCGGAGACGACGACAACACGGACGCAGGGAAGGCCCGCTTCGTTCAACAGCTCCGCTCCGAGCGGTACTCTGTCCAGGAAACCGAGCGCCTCGTCAAGCTCGCCTTCGGCGGGAACGGGGAGGCGCCATGATCTCCCCCGTCAACGTTCCAGCCAAGTACAGAGGGCGCGTCCTGGCCGCCACAATCCGGCTCTCCTTGCGGCTTGAGCGGAAGGTTGGAGCGAAGATCCGCCGAGTCCTCCAGAAGCAGTTCAAGGGCGCTGCTACGGCCTATGCGGAGACAGGCGAGATCAACGATGCTCTCGTTGTCGCCGCGGGCTTCAACGGCGCCATGCTCGATCACTTCTCGGATCACTACTACCGGGTGGGCGATGTGTTCGGCGATCGCATCTTCGCCGGGCTCAAGGGTTCGGCGATCTCTCTTGAGATGAAGGACGCGGCGCACATCTTCAAGGCTGCCATGGACACGTTCGTGTTTCAGTGGGCGGCGGAGAAGGTGCAGCAGATCAGCAAAACCACCATGGCTGGAATCCGAGGGGCGGTCTATGTCGGCCAGCAGGCGGGGGAGGGCGTCGAGGCGATCGCGAAGCGGATTCGTAAGTTTGCCGGGGTCTCCTCCTCTCGGCGCTCTCGAATGATAGCGAGGACCGAGACACACTCCTCCGCCAATTATGCCCAGCAGGAGGCGGCCAGGTCCACGGGGATCGATTTCGAGCAGGAGTGGCTTGCGGCGGAGGACAGCCGGACACGCCCGGATCACAACTTGGCAGACGGGCAGCGTGTACCGATGAACGAGCCCTTCAGATTCGACGATGGAACGACCGTGATGTATCCCGGCGAGCCCGGTGGGCCTGCTCATCAGGTGATCAACTGCCGCTGTACCACGACATTCAACGCGGAGTATTGAGATGGAACGAATAGTCAGACCCTTCGAGATCAAGGAAAAGGACGTCGCCGAGGACGGGACCTTCAAGGGCTACGCCTCCGTTTTCGGGAACATGGACTCCTACCGTGACATCGTGGAGCCCGGAGCATTCGAGAAGACGCTGAAGAAGAAGCGACTCAAGGACATCAAGCTCCTTTGGCAGCACTGGTCCGATTCCCCGGTCGGCATTCCCACGCTCTTCGAGGAAGACAAGAAGGGCCTCTACATGGAAGGCAAGCTCGCCATTCCTGGCGTGCAGAAGGCGGAAGAGGCACAGGCCCTCATGAAGCTCGGCGCCGTGACCGGCCTCTCCATCGGCTTCATGACGAAAATTGAGGAGTGGGACAAGGATAAGCGGGTGCGCCGGCTGAAGGAGGTCGATCTCTGGGAGGTGTCAATCGTCACCTTCCCGGCAAACCCGAAAGCGAAAGTATCAAGCGTGAAAGACGCAACCGATCCGCGTGAGCTTGAGAGAGCCCTGTGCGACGCAGGGGTTTCGAGGACGGAAGCGCGGTACATCGCAACGCGGCACAAGTTCTCCAGACGTGACGC